ATGAACATGTATGGTATCTAGATGAACGATTTAATCCCACCGAGGATAAAATTTGGGCAATAAAATTAAAACTAATGAACGGCATGCCTAAACCTATGAAAGATATGGGTTATGTTAGTCCCAAGATCATTTATAATCCAGAACTACCTGATTTAAATTATACTATTACCGACAGAATTCCATACTACGATCTAGTATACGAACAAGTATGGCTAATCGACGAAAAATTAATCAACAATTTTGATGATGTATGGGCTGCCAAAATTGTTCCTCATAACCCTGAGGGAACTAAAGTTGCGGGTATTATTAACTGTAACTTACCAGAACAGTTGGACGTAGTTTTTATCAGCTATAATGAACCCAACGCTGAGGCAAATTGGCAACGAGTTTTAAAAAAAGCACCATATGCCAAACGAGTCGACGGTGTAAAAGGGATAGTAGCCGCGCATAAGCAAGCAGCAAGTATAGTTACTACTGATATGTTCTATGTAGTAGACGGCGACGCCGAAATAGCTGATTATTGGGATTTTAAATTTCAGCCAAATTTGTTTGACCGTGATTGTGTACATGTATGGCGTAGTATTAATCCTATAAACGATTTAAAGTATGGGTATGGCGGTGTAAAATTATTCCCCACGCATTTAGTAACGTCAGCTAATCCTAATAATACTGATATGACCACTAGTCTAAGCAAAAAATTCAAACTAATGCCCAAAATTAGCAATACTACATCTTTTAATAGTGATGAATTCAGTGCTTGGCGTAGTGGGTTTAGGGAATGTGCCAAGCTAGCCAGTAAAGTAGTAAAAGGACAGCTAGTTCGAGAAACAGAAAAACGATTGGACATTTGGTGTACTCTTGGCAAGGACAAACCTTTCGGAAACTATGCTATTGCCGGTGCCATAGCTGGAAGGAGATTTGGAGAGGAAAATGTATCTGATCAAGAAACATTACAATTAATAAATGACTATGACTGGCTTAAATCAAAATTTAGTGAAAGTATGGTAAATACTATTGATAGTTAACGTTCTACTATTAAATTCCATAAAAGTTGTTTTCCTATTTCCACTAGTGTATAATACATACACGACATTAACGTCTTAAAATATCACATGACCCAAGAACAAAAAATTATACCTATTATTTCAGAAAGTCCCACGCTGTGTGCTGTACCCTGGATGCATCTCGCATTTGAGCCCAGTGGTAAGGTATTACCGTGCTGTTTGACTGCGTCACATAAAGTATTCTCCGGTGATCTTAAAACGATGTCGCTAGAAGAAATCTGGAACAGCGATCAACAAAAATCTATTCGAAAGGATATGATTGAAGGTCGAGAACCGACAATATGTTCAAAATGTTTCGACCGTGAACGTGTAACCGGGGAGAGTGCGAGAACTTATCATAGAAGAGATTTTCAAGACGTGTTGGATGCTATTCCCGATATTACCGAACCCGATGGTACTTGTACTACAATGGATATGAAGTATTGGGATTTTCGTTTCAGTAACTTATGTAATTTTAAATGCCGTAGCTGCGGACCGGCATATAGTTCAGCCTGGGTACCCGATGCCACTAAACTAGGGTACGCAGATCAGGACAAAGTTTGGAGTATTGACTCTGTTGGTGAACAAACTAACTATGATTTTCTAATCGAGCAGATAGATAATGTACGTAGGATCTACTTTGCCGGTGGCGAGCCATTACTAATGCCCGAACACTGGCAAATATTGGATATGTTGGTCGCCAAGGAACGTTTTGATGTAAAACTAAGCTACAATACTAATTGTTCCACACTATCATACGGTAAGAAAAATATTGTAGATTATTGGAGCAAGTGGCAGTTTGGTAAGTTGGAAATATGGCCCAGTATAGATGAGGTTGGAGAACGGGCTGAACTAATACGTGCAGGCACAGTATGGCACAAGGTGGAAGACAACTTAAAAACTCTTTCTACGTTGGATAACATTATACTTAGACCCGGGCTAACTATCGGTGCGTTTAACGTATTCCGATTACCGGAAATAATTACGCATTTGGTTGACATTGGTGTTGTTAAACGTGATCCTAAGCGTAGGAGCCTAAACTATAACAATTTCTTCATTAATCTGTTGGAAAGTCCCAAGTATTATCATGTATGCATATTACCAGATGATTTTAAACATGAAATTATTCTTAAGCTGGAAAACTTCGTGGAAGAATTCAATGAAAAATACAGCACCAACATCAGTAAATTATTTGAACACATTTTGTTCGAATTGACAAAACCTTTTGACGTTGCTGCTGCAAAACACTTTGTAAGACAGACTAGAAAATTAGATGAATTGCGTGGAGAAGACACATATGAGGTAATACCAGAATTGCGTTCCGTAAAGGTAGCTCTACATGTGGAAGAATGATCAAAGTTTAATTGTAACCGCCGGCAATAAAGACGGAAGCCGGTTGCATATAAAATTTAAAATACTAGACACTGATATTAGTGACAGATGGCTAGATATGATCAAACAAAACCAACAAGCAAGTAATACTATACAAGCTAACTATAGAAAAATCCTAAATCCAGACGAGCGCAATGAAAACTTTGCCGAATTTAGGGACAACATACTAAAAATTAATTCTATGTACGATATTAAGTTAGATGATATTGTATCATTAGAATACCTACACGCAAATCAAAATGTACTTAACGATTTACACGAAGAATTTGAGATTTACGGTGATAGACTACAGTACTTACTAGATACAAGATACTTTAACGATCCCGATGCTAGCCCTGAGTTAGCAACCGCAATATGGCCAGGTAAACGTCAAAACTTTGATCTGCATGATAGATTTTTAAGGTTGAATGAGCAGATACACAACTTTGAGGCTATCTTTAGAAACTGGGAAACTCCTGATCAGGGACTATGCACTTGTTTAGTAGACTACTTACCAGCTGGTATACACCAAGATCTTAAACCAGAAGACTTTTTCTTATTCGGGTCAGATTTACAATGGGGCTGGATGTACTTAGGATACAACACACTAGGCAAACATTGGTCAAGTGTACTCAATGAAAATGACATCGAAGTTGTAAAACGACATGCAGTACGCCCCCAAGCAAGATTCGCAGCCGAGTTCTATATGCACTTTGGTCGACCTTCACTCACCTATGTCAACCGAGTAAAGTTTTATAACTGGTGGATGAAAAATAATTTATCAGAGTTTCATGATCCTGATATGAAACTATCTGAGTTAGCATTGGGTTATATACCAGTAGCTAGAATATCAGATTACAAAATTGGCGATAGTGAATCAATTACTGTGCCAGCTACATACTCACACAAAGATGCTAAGGAATGGAATGTCAATGTATGGAGTAAGTTTAATAAAATAGTCAATATAGAAATAATCAATGAATAAAATAATCAAAATACAGCAACATGACGATTCGTTGATGCATCTTACATGGATGATTAACAACATATGTACTAATCATTGTAGTTATTGTCCTCCCAATTTACACGAAGGTAAAAATCATTACTACGAATGGGAAAATGCTCAACGATTCTTCAAGATGTTATTTGAAAGATATCCGAGAATACATTGTAGTGTAAGTGGTGGAGAACCTAGTTTAAGTCCATTCTTTCCTGACATTTGTAAAATATTCTATGAAGCAGGACATACTATTGGTTGTACATCTAATGCTGCTAAACCAGCAAGTTACTGGAAAAACATAGCGCCATACTTAGGATATATTTGTTTTTCATGGCATCCTCAATTTCCTGATAAAAACTTTTTAGAAAAAGTAGTTGCCGCTGCTAGGCAAATACATGTAACAGTCCGAGTAATGATGTTATCTGAAAAGTGGGACGAATGTGTAGAAATGTTCAACGAACTAAGCAGTCGGTGGGAGTTTATAACTGAACCGGTTAAGATTATAGCATATAACGACATTGATCCTACCACTTCAGTATATACTGATGAACAATTAGAATGGTTCGAGAAAAACTACGGCAATCACAATGATAGACCGCTTCGTCATTTAATTACTCCTATAAATCCAGTTGTAATACTGTCTGATTATCACTTTGATGATGGCACTATCGTGAATAAAGCTAATGCTAGTGATTGGGTTAATCGCGGATACACTAATTTCAATGGATATACATGTGAAATAGGAAAAAAATCATTGTTTGTTCGTCCAAATGGTATAATATATCTGGGTAACTGCTTAGTTGGAGGTAAAATTGGAAACATCAATAAGCCTGAAAAAATTATGTGGCCGACTGATAATATCAAATGCAACATTGACATATGTAGTTGCTCAAGTGATGTTAATATAAACAAGTGGATTGAATGAACAAAATAATTAAAATATTGCAGCCTGATAACGCTCCGCTAAATTTAACATGGATCATTAACAATATATGTACCAATCACTGTTCATAC